GCATCTGAAATGGATGAAAATTTCTTCAGACAGCGAGGGTTCTTAGACGATGAAAACGGCGAGATGTCAAAACCTCAGACAGACCCTTCTCCAGAGGAGAAAGAGGAATCTGAACAGCCCGATCTGGGAAACCCGATCGGGGCGACGTCCCCGTTAACAACCGGAAAACCGTGGAGACCACAAGTCTTCTTCGGCAACTTCCCGGAACCCCTAGTAACTTCCAACAAACTCTTGGAGGCTACGTGTGGGAGCACAGCACTGAAACAGAACATTACCTCGTCATCGGCACAACCACTTGCCGTTTCTCCCCAGGTGGGAGGACCCCAGAGAAAACGACGACGACGCAGGAAAAAGAACAAGTTGAAGGGCTCGAAAATTGGCACACACCAGACACCACAATCGCAGCAGCATGGAAATCATTCTCCAATCAAGCAGCTAAACGAATCGTCGGAGTCAGGCCTAGTGAAGTCGATCTCGACAGAGCCACAGATCAAATCTGTGGCGAGTACCCCTCAACCAGACCCCCCTCAGGATTTAGAAGTCCTAACCCGAATACTCTCTTTAATGGAGAAATCATACGCCACAGGATTAAATGGCACATCGAGAAATCAGTCCCAAAAGACTCGAAACCCGGTGTCCCTTATTCTGTGATGGGTACATGCAACGAAGATATCCTCCGAGATAACGAAGAGCGCATTACAGAGTTGGTCATAGACCGTCTAAAGCTACTCGCTACGACGGACATGTCAACCATGAACGCTCAACAACTCGTAGAAGGAAACCTTTGTGACCCTGTACGTGTTTTCATTAAGAGAGAACCCCATTCCACGAATAAAGTGAATCAAGACAGATGGAGATTAATCTTCGCTGTCTCAGTGGTCGACCAACTGGTCGAACGCTTGATTTGTGGTGACCAGAATAAGAAAGAAATCGCCACTTGGCGAGATCACCCCTCAACTCCTGGAATCGGCCTCTCCGATGACGACCAGCTCGCTCTGTTCTACTCAATTGTTCAACAATTGGGAGAAGACAAAGCTGAAGCGGATGTCACCGGTTTTGATTGGTCCGTCCAAGAATGGGAATTGAACTGGGAAGCCGAAACCCGGATAACCCTAGGTTCGATGTCGGGGAACTTAGCTACGATTATGAGAAACCGTTACCGTTGTGTTGCACATTCTGTGTACGCAATGCCGTGTGGTAAATTAGTCCAGCTAAAAGTACCGGGGGTGCAACTATCAGGTTGCTACAACACATCCTCTACCAACTCACGAATACGAGTCTTGCTCGCCTACTTAGTAGGAGCGAAATGGGCTCGTGCAATGGGTGACGATTGTGTAGAAGAATTTATCGAAGACGCGCAAAACAAATACGCGACACTGGGACACCCT